TCGAAATGGCGAAGTAGACGTTACATACAAAGGTAAGGTAATTGCTACTGGTGATTTTGATTCAGGTGCTGATGCTTGGTTCATGGATATTAAAGGTGTTAAAGGACAAAAGTCTTTTAATAGTCCAGGTGACGCTATCAAGTTCTTTATGAAGAGCAAGCTTACTGAAGTCGATGAAGATGCTCCTGTTAACGCAACTGGTGATTCTGTTGATATGTCTCCAGGTAAAAGAATGACCAAACCATTAAAGCGATTTAAAGAATATACAATATCTTAAATAAGGAGCAAGTTTATGTTATCATTATTAGGAACTTTAATTGGCTTTGCTGGCTCTGCTGTTCCATCAATCTTAGGACACTTCAAAGAGAAACAAGTATCTAAAGATAATCTAGCTATTTTAGAAATGCAAGGCAAACTTGCGCGTGACGGTGTAGAACTCAACCTTATGGAGTTTAGGGAAAAGGCAGCTGATGATGAGCATAAGCGCCTTATAGAACATGATATTGCAATTTCAAAAGACACGAGCTTCATGGGTCAAATCCGTGCATCAGTTCGTCCACTTATTACATACCTATTCTTTGGCCTATTTGCTGCTGTTAAGATCTCAGCTCTTATAGTTGCAATGGATAATAGTGCTAACTTCGATGTTGCTATTAATCAGGTATGGGATGATGAAACACAAGCTATCTTCGCTGCTATTATTTCCTTTTGGTTCGGTTCTCGAGCTCTCGCTAAAAAATAAAACAAATACATGTGTACATTCGTACGCAACTAGTGTATAATATACCAATATGAAATGAATAGTACGCGGAGAAGGCTGTATGAATAATACGAACACCGTCACAAAACGTGATGGAAGAATAGAAAACTTTGACTTAGAAAAGATTCACAAAGTCCTTGATTGGGCAACAAATGGTATAGCAGGTGTATCGATTTCAGAAATTGAACTGCGTGCTAATATACAATTATTCAATAAGATCCCTGCATACGATATACATGAACTATTAATTAAGTCTGCTGCTGAATTGATTTCAGAGTTGACACCTAATTATCAGTATGTTGCTGCACGCCTTGTTAACTATAAGATCCGTAAGGAAGTCTATGGACAGTTCGAACCATGGCCACTTCTTAATATAGTTAAAGATAATGTGGATCGTGGAGTGTATGATAGCGCTATCTTAGATAACTATACTGAACAAGAAATTGAACTGCTTGGTTCTTACATCAAACATGATCGTGATGATGAGTTTACTTATGTTGGTATGGAACAATTCCGTGGCAAATATTTAGTACAAGATCGTCGCACAAAGACAGTGTTCGAAAGCCCTCAAGTATTGTATATGCTTATTGCTGCAACACTATTTTCACAATATCCCTCTGAAACGAGAATGAAATGGGTTAAGGATTATTATGATGACATCTCAACGTTTGGCACATCGCTACCGACTCCTATTATGGCAGGCGTACGTACTTCTACGCGGCAGTTCTCGTCATGTGTTCTCATTGAGTCTGACGATACGTTGGAAAGCATTAACGCTACCGCAACATCCGTTGTACGCTACATTTCTAAGAAAGCTGGCATCGGCATTAATGCTGGTAGAATCCGGGCTGTCGACAGCCGCGTCGGTGATGGTTCGGTTGTACATACAGGCTTAATTCCGTTTCTTAAGTATTTCTCTTCTGCAGTCAAGTCATGTTCACAAGGTGGTGTTCGTGGTGGAGCAGCTACTGTATATCTTCCAATATGGCATCTTGAATTTGAAGACTTAGTAGTATTAAAGAATAACAAAGGTACTGAAGAGAATCGTGTACGTCAATTAGACTACGCATTTCAGTTCAATAAGTTGATGTATGAACGTCTTTTAACTGGTGGCAATATTACATTGTTCTCACCAGGAGATGTTCCTGGCATGTATGATGCATATTTTAATGATCAAGATAAGTTTCGTGAGCTCTATGAGAAAGCTGAACGTAGCACTAAGATTCGTAAGAAGACTATGTCTGCTATAGATGTATTCTCTCAGTTTGTAACAGAACGTAAGGATACTGGTCGAATCTATCTAATGAATGTAGATCATGCAAATGAACATGGTTCTTTCTTACCAGATAAGGCTACGATCTATCAATCTAATCTTTGCACAGAGATTACGCTTCCGACTATACCTTTACAAAGCGCAGATGATAAAGAAGGTGAAATTAGTTTATGCACTCTTAGCGCTATTAACTGGGGATTAATTAACGATCCAAAAGACTTCGAGAAACCTTGTACATTAGCAGTTCGTGCATTAGACGCATTGCTTGATTATCAAGAGTATCCTATTCCTGCTGCTGAAATCTCTACAATGAATCGTAGACCATTAGGTGTAGGTATCATTAACTTAGCATACTTTCTTGCAAAGCGTGGACTTACATACGGTTCACCTGAATCATTACTTGTAATTGATGAATACGCTGAAGCATGGTCGTACTACTTGATTAAAGCATCTGTTGATATTGCAAAAGAAAGGGGTGCATGTTTAAAGTCTGATGAGACTAAGTACCATAGTGGAATCTTACCAATTGATACATATAAGCGAGATGTAGATGATCTAGTACCACATCAAGAACGTATGGATTGGGACGGTCTTAGAGCTGATCTTAAAACATATGGTATTCGTAACTCTACTCTTATGGCTCTTATGCCTGCAGAAACATCTGCACAGATTAGTAATTCAACGAATGGTATTGAACCACCTCGTGCACTTGTATCATATAAGGCTTCAAAGGATGGAGTTATGGCACAGGTTGTTCCAGGCTATCATCACCTTAAGAACAAGTACGACCTACTATGGAATCAGAAAACTCCAGAAGGTTATTTAAAAGTATGTGCAGTATTACAAAAGTATATCGATCAAGGCATATCTGTTAATACTTCATACAATCCTGAACACTTTGACGAAGGTAAAGTACCAATGTCTCAGTTAATAAAGGACATTGTAACCTTTTATAAGTATGGTGGTAAGCAACTGTATTATAATAATACACACGACGGCTCTGGCGAAATGAGCACAGAAGATGATAAACCTGAATTAGATCAAGTTGATTACGACGAAGACGATTGCGATAGCTGCACTATATAGAAGGAACTCGAATGTCAGTATTTAAAAAGCAAACCAAGTCACATATGGAATCCCTCATGTTCTTTGATGGGGGTGTCGATGTGGCACGATATGACCAGGTGAAATATCCTGCTCTTGAGAAGATCACTGAAAAAATGTTAGGTTTCTATTGGAGGCCTGAAGAAGTAGATGTATCTAAAGATCGTTCTGACTTTGCTAATCTTACTGACTTTGAGAAGCATATCTTTACATCTAATCTTAAGCGTCAAATCTTGTTGGATTCGGTTCAAGGCCGTGGTCCAACAGAGACGTTTATGTCTGCAGCTTCTATTCCTGAGATTGAGCCTATGGTAATGGCATGGGCTTTCTTTGAAACTATTCACTCACGTTCTTATACTCACATTATTCGTAATGTGTATGCTAACCCATCTAAAGTTTTTGATGAGATGTTAGACATTGATGAGATAGTGGATTGTGCAAAAGACATATCAACTTACTATGATTCTTTTATTGAGTATCAGAAATGGTATGATCTATTAGGAGAAGGTAAGCATACTGTAAACGGTAAGAAAGTAGTGATTACTAAGTATGAACTAAAGAAACGTTTATGGATTGCATTAAACTCTATCAACATATTAGAAGGTGTTCGCTTCTATGTTTCTTTTGCGTGCTCTTGGGCATTCGCAGAATTAAAGAAGATGGAAGGCAATGCTAAGATCATTAAGTTTATTGCACGTGATGAGAACACACACCTCGCTGCATCACAAACAATCATTAAAGCACTTCCAAAAGAAGATTCTGATTTTCTTAAGATTCGTGAAGAATGCGGAGAAATGGTAAGTTCTATGTTTGTAGATGCTGTAGAGCAAGAGAAGAAATGGGCAGATTATTTGTTTAAAGATGGTAGTATGATTGGTTTGAATGCCAAGCTTCTATCTAACTATATTGAATGGATTGCAAACAAGCGTATGAAAACTCTTGGTGTTACAACACCGTATAGTGTACCTCAAGCTAACCCACTACCATGGACTGAGAAATGGGTAGGAGGAGGAGCAGTACAGGTTGCACCTCAAGAAACAGAGATTACTTCATACGTTATTGGTGGAGTTAAACAAGATATAAATGAAGAAACCTTTACAGGAATGTCACTATGATTGTTATATACACTAAGGAAAACTGTAGCTTCTGCTCTCGTGCAAAACAACTTGCAACAGATAAAGGCATAGCGCATTCTGTTATTAAGATCGGTGTTGACATACCTACTAATGAATTTAAAGATATGTTTCCTAATACACACACCGTTCCACAAATTCATGAAGTTACAAGTTCTGGAAATAGATATATAGGTGGATACGTAGAGTTTAGTAACTGGGTATCGTCAATAGAAATGCTAGGAGAAATGTCATTATGACGGAATGTTACAGTTGTGGTTTAGAGTTTGAGGTCAAGTGTGTAGATACAGATGCCGTAGTAAAATTTTGTCCGTTATGCGGTATAGACATAGAAGAAGAATTTGAGTCTCAATTAGAAATGGATCTTGGAGAGGATGAATAAATAGACTAAAGTTAAAAAGGTTTATTTATGAAAAGTTGGACTCATGAGGGGAAACCCTTTACATCAGATATGGTCGGTGATTATGAAGGGTTCGTTTATATAATCACTGATCTATCTAATAATATGAAGTATATCGGCAAGAAAAACTTTCATTCGAGAGTTAAGCTAAAACCTTTAAAGGGTCAGAAGCGTAAACGCACTAAAGTATCAGCATCAGACTGGGAAAAGTACCATGGCAGTTCAGAAGAAGTAAAGACACTCTTCGCTGAACATGGTTATGATAGGTTTGAAAGAGAGATTCTGCACTTATGTTTAGGTAAAGGTGATATGAATTACCTAGAGATGAAAGAACAAGTTGTACGTGATGTACTACTTAAACCTGATGAATTCTATAACGCGTTTGTTGGAGGTAAAATACATCGAAATCATGTTAAAAACTTGTGTACAAACGTTAAAAAATAGTGTATAATGGTAGTATATAATGAATAAAGACAATATCATACAGTTCCCATTCGGCGAAATAAGCAATCCCTT